ATAAATATTTATGGTTTATAACCAAGGATTTGATCGTATCCTTTAAAAGAATGTAGAAATTATAACTTGTGATTTCTGCGATTTACGTATCTGCTGTTCATTCTTAAAGACGAAGACTTTAAGACTCAAAGGCTAAACTAACGAATCGCAAGCGATTCGTTATCCACTCATGCTGATGGAGACCTGGAATTTCCGGATTGTAGCAAAATTATACCGACTGAAATTATTTTTGATATAATGAGGCGATTATTTGGGGAATTTTATTAGTATAACAGATGTGTATTATAATTTTTTTTAGAAAAATAATTGACTATTCTTCTTCTATTGTTGTGAGCTCGCTTTTTACAAGAATTTTTTCCTTCAAAATTGTTATCTGGTGGTTCTTCTCATCTTTGATGAGTTTTGTAAAGATGCAATTGGTGCGACGCCTTTCAGCGATTTCATGTGCATTAAGAGCCTTTTGGTAAAGCTCCAATGACTCCAATGACAAATTCGCAGAAAAATTAGCGACTAACACTTTTGATTCCCATCGTTCCACTTCACGCTCAAAATGTTTGATTTTAGGGGTCCAAGTTAAAAGGTCAAATGCTTCCATCATTCTAGCCGCAGCTAGGTATTGCTCTATTTGGATGAGATTATTAATGTCTTTCAATAGGTCCACTTGAAGCTTAAGCTGTATGAACTTAGGTAACCAAATTTCGGGCTCAACGTCTTTCATCATTTTAGCCAAATTTAGCTGTTCCTCTAATTTGCTAAGACTAATTCCTGTTGCCGCAACAGCATTTTTAATGCCTATTAATCTTGATTCCATTTTTCTCAATATTAGTATTAAAAATTATTATAAAAAACCCATCAATTTTTTTAACAAAAAAATGAATAATTTATTTGTAATATTTTTTTTATAAATATTACAATGAACGAAGTTATTGAAGGCGGCGAAGCTGCACCAATTTGCACATGTGGAGAAGACCTTTCCAGAAATGGCGGTCGTATCCATAATTATCTATGCCCTTGCACGATAAAGTGTCAACATCCTGTTTTAAGAATAAATATCCAAACTGGTGAATATGAATATGGTCCATGTGGTTCACGTCTTGAACCTGAATATGCATGTCATGGTGCTGGATGTCCTCTTGTTCAATTATGCCCCCATTGTGGCACACGTATGGACAGAAGAGGTGTTCATAATCGCGACTGCCCCAATAATCCATATCTAAGAGACCGTTTGATTGACCCTGAAAATCACAATTATTTTGAAAGAATCATGAGATTTTATCTAGAGAATACTTTACCGAAACCACTTCCATTAATTGTTGATGGAAGCTTTGATGTTTTCGATGATTGTTCAGTTTGTCTTTCAAAATTTGAGGATTCTCAAGTTGTTATGAAACCATCTGAATGCCAACATTGCTTTCATGACCATTGTATGATGCAATGGCTTGAAAGCTCTAACAAAAACAATCGGAAATGCCCACTTTGCCGTGAAAAAATCGAAACAATTGAACAGCAAGTTTTTCAAAACGGCAAATAAAAAATTGATGTGTATAAATTTATAAATATTTAATTATTATTGTAAAAAAATGTCAAAAACAGTAGTTGATAAGAACGGCGTTGGATATATAGTTATCGGAGGCGTCTCAACTCACGTCAAATTGTGCAACTGTCCCAAAACTTGGGAGTTTAATAAAAAAGGGCATCATGTATCATGCATTCGAAGTACAACATGCTTTTTTTGTCAAATGTCGCGTCAAATGTGCGAACGATTAGGTATTTGCAAAAGAGGTTCTTTTAAGAAAAATCCACGAAATGTGGAAGCTGAGAAAAAAATCAATGGTGACATCCACAGAAATGTGATGTCATCTCTTCAAAGACTGTTTCAGCAAATACCTCCTTTACTTCGGCAGATTCCTGATTCTGACAAGAAGAAATCTTGTTTCAAACGACTGCTTGATTGCAGAAGTCAGTATGAGGCAATGAAGCTATTGCAGAATATCTCTTCCGCTAATGTTGATTCAGCGGAGAAGTGCCTGTACAAGTTGAAATGTGTCTACTTTGACATGAAGACTATGTCAAAAGCATAAAATTCTGCTGGGGAAATTAGCGGCGATAGCCTTTTTTCTTTTGGCTCCGCCCATACTCCTTTTTGCCCTTGCCCTTGGCTTTACCTTTGCCCTTATTTTTGGGCGATTTTATAACTTCCATTTTCCCAAAACAACTCTTAAATTTCTTTCCAATCTCTGAATTTTCCAGAATTTCAATCAAGTTCGGTGGAACTTTTGAAACAATTGCATACCCATTTCTACCAAATATTGATTTCAGTTCGGTATAAACTGCATAATTCGTTTGTGACCTAATAGACCCATACAATGAATCCATCATTAAACCAGCAGTTGTTTTATCCGGTGGGAAACAATTTACGTATTTTCTTTCTTCAACTTTGCGTATTAAATTAACAAAGAATCCTTGGATAATTGCCATTAATATATTATCTTCCTTCTTCTCCGATATTTTAGGTTGGAACGCAATAAAAATATGTGTTGGTTTATTTTCGGGATGCTTCTCTCTATAAATTTGGATTACTTTTCCAAATTTACGGTTTATCTCTTTCGCTGCGTCACGAACTCTATCCAATCGATTGTAATTTAAATAATTCTCTTTGCACCATTCTCGCGCATTTCCAGTCTTCTCTCTCAAAACATTACCTGTTCTTCGATTTGTCGTATCATAGCGTCTTTCAAAAAAAGCCTTGTAAATATGCAATAAGCTTATATGGTCACCCATAGCCGATGCCCATTTTTTCTTTGTTTTCTCATATTGTTGTTTTTCCTTCTTTTTTTGTGCTTCATCTTTAGATTTGCTGGAAAACCTATCAAAAATATTTTCCATACGCAATTCAGATACTTCAAGAATTGCTACAATATTTATAACATCATCTCTAACATTGTAATTATATCCACTTATTAACATTTTTCCAATTTCAGGCGTAGAATCAAATACAGCCATTGCGCGCCCCATGTCAGTGACTTCACCCCTCTGATTTTTTATTTTTATGCCACCAACTGCTTCGATGCGTTCCAATATTCTCTTAACATTATCTATTGGTGGTTTTTCTATCATTGTTGCTAGGAATGTTGCTAAATCTGTTCCTACACCAATATTCGCAGTGCCCCCAACTAATTTTTTAGTATGTGGATAAGTAAATGGATAATTAATGTGCGTGACAAATTCTTTATTGCTCAAAAATAATAAAATAAAATTGGATATGTCATCTGATAATATTGGCGCATCTGGATAATCCGGGAATTTTTCTTCATATTCCTTCTTTGTGAATAAATTATAGCAAACCCCGGGTCTTTTTCTGCCAACACGTCCCTTTCGCTGCCTGTGATTGGCTTTTGCAATGTATTTTTTCTCAAAACTGACCATATTTTTGGCTCCATAATAGATATTATCATTTGCTAAACCGGAATCAACAACAAAATCTAATCCTTTCACAGTAATACTACTCTCTGCAACTTCCGTTGCAAAAATTACTTTCCGTGTGAATTTTGTTTTCTCTTTATATTTCTTATTATTAACTAATAGATTTTGGGCTTCTTTTGGTGTGCCTGCATGTAAAATATCGGCGAATATTTTGGAATCCAGGTTTTTATTTACCTTCTCCAATTGGCGGTGTAGTTTCATAATTCCATCTTGGGCTTCTCCTTTCCCAGTAAAAAATACTAGAATATCTCCTTCCTTTGTTTCAGTCAAAATTTTTACTACGCGGTCAACGGCTGCGTCTATAAATGCATCACCTATTATATTACCATTATCGTCAAAACTATTTATGGGCTTATCCAAGAAATACTCTTCAATTGGGAAATAAGATACACTACCAGCATCAATAAATGCGAATTTAAACTCTTTTTTAGGGAAATAATCTATAAATATTTTCTCATTTACTGTCGCAGACATAATAATAAGCTTGAACTCAGGGCGGCGCTTAATTAAGTCTTTCAATAGGAGTAAAAGCAAATCGATATTCACATTCCTCTCATGGGCTTCATCAATTATAACACAGTCAAAATCAGATAACATTGGGTCATGCCTTAGACGCGCTAAAACATAGCCATCTGTGCAATAAATTAATTTTGCATCATTCACTGAATAATGTGCTGAATCTGAGCCCTTGTATTTCAAACCAACTTCTTTACCTAATTTGACATCTAACTGTTCAGCCGCATAAATTGCGTTTGCTTTTGAAGGCAGCCTTTTGGGGTTAGTGACGGCAATACGACCTTGATAATTAAGAGCGTGCAATGCGAACTTAGGGGTTAAAACTGTTTTTCCACTACCTGTTCCGGAAATTATTAATACAACTTGATTTTCATAAATGGCTTTAATTGTTTCCATGCGCTTGGAATACATGGGAAAATTTGACCAAATCTCTGAATGAAATGTATAAGTTGGGTTATGTTCATCAATTGGAATATTCGGATTATAATACATATTTGTATATGTCTCACCAGTAAGAGGATTTGGTTTTAAGCCTTTGGGGTCCAATATTCCAATTTCTCTAAATAAATCTTTTTTATTCACACTTGTGTTCCTCTTTTTCTGTGTGTTATTCGATTTATTTTTATTTAATTCTTCCAAGTAATCATTTATTTCACTAATCGTATCAGCATCTTCTTTTGGCATATATATTATATAATATTTTTCTATTATATAATATATGGGTTGTTGGGATGTAGTTTGTTCTCTATGTGCTTTACCATTAAACTCTTGCAGTGAAGACTGTAAAAAATGGATGCATAAATGCACTTTATTGCTTAATAATAATAATTTAGTTCATGATACAAAAGAAATTGCCTGTAATACAGATTTTTATGACAAAAAGAAAAAACAGAATTTTACATCTCTCCTTTATTTTCGAAAATCATTTATTGTGGTGCATACAGATTGTTGGAAGTTTTGTAAAAAAGAACTGGGAATTTCTCTAAAATATAGTGATTTTCCTTTTCATAAAATATCACCGAATAACTTTTTCATAATTGATGGAGTAAATTATAAACCAATTTCGAATTATTGGGAACAATATTTCAGGATTGACGAATATTTGAAAGCGGGGTATTCATTGGATTCCCCCGCAAAAAATCAAGAACTCGCTAAATTTATTAAAAATACAATTTCCCAATTAAAAATTAAAAAGGATAGAATGGGTCCCAGTATTTCCGCCACATATTATAAAAATAATGACTTATTAATTGGAAATGATGGAAAAATTTGGAAGATAAATGGTAAAAAATGGGTGAAAGCGGTGGATGTTACTTCGCGGAAATTATCCATAAAAATCCCAGTTACTAAGAAAAATCAGCAATTACTTGAACATGTTTGTGAATATTTTTCATATGCTTATCTCGAACCAAAATCAAGTATTATTAAAAAAATTGCTAAATTGCCACAATTGGGTGAAGTTAGTAGTTGTGGGATAATATTGCGCGATATTAAAACTAAAATCGCGTATAAGAATTTTACAATGGGATTGACTATTTTATATGATGAATCCGGTAAAAAAGAGGCTGAAAAGTTAATAGAATCAGATTTTGGATTAAGGTAACACAAAACATCCCAATGGATATTGTATTGTATAGAAAATTATATACTTTCTTACATCATTTTTCTTCAAATCAGCTAATTCTTTTTTATTTTTCTTTAAGAAATCCGTAAATCTTTCATTTTCAGGAATTGTAGTTTTAAGTTTCTCTTTCATTTTATTTAAATTTATTAAAAGCATTGATGCATACATTTTTTTTTCCGTATTTTTCATCATTTTATCCAGATATTTCTCCATAATTGCTATCATTTTCTTCGCCATTGCAATTAGTTTTTTTTGTGTTTTCGGGTATTTTTTGAAAATTTTATCAATGTGTTTTATTTTTGGAACTAAACAATTTTCTAAAAGGTCAATATATTCTGGGGAAGATTCCAGCTTTTTTACATTCTTAACACATTTTTTGGGGTCTTTCTCTTTTTCAATAGAATATTTCATCATAATAGAGTAAAATTTAATAAGTCGCTCCATATATCTATCGCAAATATCGGGTATCTTACTTAAGCCAAGAATTGTTGATTCAGTTATAATTTTTTTAACAGATTCTTCATATTTAAGAATTTGTGCTTCTTTCATATTTTATTGAAGATTATTTTTTCATTCACGCCAACATTTTTGCTTTTATTGGCGGATGACTCTTGTAATTTTGAATTTCTATATCTTCAAATTCATAATCCTCCATTTTCCGGGGTTTGCTCTTAAGGATTAGCCTTGGTAATCCATAATCCATCCCACTGCGTCCTAATTGGACGCGCACTGCCTCCAAATGTTCTTCATAAATATGAGCATCTCCTATGCAAATGTGAATTTTGCCAGGTGTTAATTTAACAATATTAGCGACTAAATGGACAAGTAGAGCTACACTGGCAATATTGAATGGCAACCCTAGGAATACATCAGCACTTCGCTGAACCATCATACAATAGAGGCTCCCATTTTCCACATAGAATTGATAACTAATATGACAAGGTGGTAGACACATTTGGCTCAATTGATTGGGATTCCAGCTGCTCATAAATAATCTGCGACTCATTGGGTTTTCCTTGAGCTCATCAATAATAAATTGCAATTGGTCGACACCGTATTTTAAGCCCGGAGTTTTTTTCATTTCACCATTCTTGTCTTTATAAGCGTATTCTTGCCCAAAGTTGCGCCATTGGTATCCATAAATGGGTCCTCCAATTCCCTCTTCATAAGGTAGCCCATTTTTCTCAAGGAACTCCTTGGATGTATTCCCACTCCAAATGGTTACATTGTTGGCTTCTAAATTGCGGGCATCTGTGTCGCCTTTTATGAACCAAAGGAGCTCCCTGATGACACCATTGAAGAATACTTTTTTCGTGGTTAATAGGGGGAAACCCTCTGATAAATCGAAACTAATATTTTCGCCAAATTTGGAAATAGTTGCGCCATTTCTTGTCTCGCGGCGATTTCCTTGGGTGAGAATACGTTTGACCAATTCCAAATAGGATTTGTCTATTGTATTACCTTCTAAGCTTTGAACAATTGGACTCCATTCTTCTTTTAGACTTGGCAATCTACTATAAATACTAAGTTCATAGACACCATCAGCGACTCTCTCTAAAACCCTTGGTGGATACATTGACATATATTGGCGTTGCTCAATAAATTTGTAAATATTGGTTTGAATAAATGTATCACATGAGCGCTCAGGAGTAGTTGTTATTATAAAACCGTCGATAATCTGGCTAAAATTGTGGTCTTCTAAAAATGCATCATATATTGTTGCCCCGCCAAATACCCATAAAATATCTAGCTCCAATTTTCTTCCTTTTTCAATCCCATCTGAAATGGATTCTACTATATGAGCACTAGAATCTAGCTTCTGACTTGTAACAATAATATTTTCTCGATTGGGGAGAATTCTGCCAATTGATTCAAATGTTTTTCGCCCCATAAGAAGCCCATTTTTTAGCCCAGGCGCGGTTGTTATGAATTTCATAAAACTTATGTCTTTTTTACAATTCCAGGGGATTTTTCCAGATTTTGAGATACCCTGTGAATAAGAGTGTGCTAATATAAACCAAATTTGCATGAATATTTTATAGGAATAAAATACTAATAGAATTTGTACAAAATAAATAATTTTGAGTTGAACTATAGTAATAACTCAAAAATATAATTTTCTAAAAAATGTATTTTTGCCGTTTATTCTACTAATTGGATTTAACATTATATCTTGTTTTAATTTACTTAATTCTTCTATAGGTATATCTTTTTACACATACTCTTATATAATTTTGTGCATAATTCAAGTAATTCACTTAAGCGTGTTTCACCACTTCTCATACGACTATCAATTTTTCTACTTACTTCTCTATCAAAATAATTTTCAGTCTTATCTTGTCGTTTTCTTCCAGAAGAAGACTTCTTAGCATTCTTACCACCATTTTGTAACATTTATAAATTAAACAAATATAAAAATTTTAATTGATAAATTAGAAAATTTACAAAATAATATTCTAATTTATCAATTAAAATTTTTATATTTTTTTTTCGTTTCCGATTTCGCTAAATGTTTTTTGTGATAATTCTAAAATTTTTGCTTTGTTTTTGATTTCGCTAAATGTTTTTTGTGATAATGCTAAAATTTTTGCTTTGTTAGCATTACTTATTTTTTTTTCAGGATATTTAATTTTTGGAGGCGATATGTTTATTATTTTCATATTTTTTTTATTTTCTTTTATTTCTGTTTTTTCAACTGCCGCTGGTTTTTCAACCGCTGCTGGTTTTGCTGGAGTCATATTTACTGCTGGTTTTTCAACTGCTACTGGTTTTGCTGGAGTCATATTTACTGCTTGTTTTTCAACTGCTGCTGGTTTTGCTGGAGTCATATTTACTGCTTGTTTTTCAACTGCTACTGGTTTTGCTGGAGTCATATTTACTGCTTGTTTTTCAACTGCTGCTGGTTTTGCTGGAGTCATATTTACTTCTTGTTTTGCATTTTTTTCCAAAATACTTCTAGATTCCTCTAATTTTTTTTTAGCTTCATTTGCTATTAATTGTAGTCTTTCTGCCTCTTCTTTATTTCTTAAAGTAACTTCTTTAGCTAACTTAGCTTCTTCTTTCAATTTATTTGCTTCTATTCTAGCTTGATTTGCTATTTCTTTTTTTGTTTCTTGGGTTTTTTTTAAAATATTAATTTCTTCTGCACCACCTTTCATTTTTTTATTTGTTTTCTTGCTAAGTTTTGTTACTGCTTTTTTTGCAGCAGAAGATGGGGATGAACTAACATAAAGTTCATGCTCTTTATTTCCCATAAGAACCCTAAAATTGCGTTTTGTGTCGGAAGAAGTATTCCTACCTCCAATTTTTAACATTTATAAATTAAACAAATATAAAAATTAGGATAAATAGATTAGAATATTTGTATATTTTAATCTAAAATTATTTAAAATTAGAAATATTTAGCTTTCCTTGAGGAATAAATTCAGATGTGGTTGGATTAAATGGATTAATTTTATTTTACATTTGCGGCTGCATTTACTTTTGTTGCATTTGCTGCTGGATTTGTTGCTGTATTTGCTTCTGGATTTGCTGCTGCTGTATTTTCTGGAATTTTAATATTCGGATATTTTTGTTTGAATTCATTAAAAGTTTTTTTCGAAGTATTTGCTTTTTGTTTTAATTCATTCGCTACTTTTTTAAGTCTATTTGCTTCTTGTTTATTTATTTCAGCTTGTTCTTTAGAGCCTTGAGCTTTTTGTTTAATTTCCTCTAATTTTTTTTCAGCTTCATTAGAAACTTGTTTAGCTGTATAATATTTTTTTTTAGCTTCATTAACATTTTTTTGTAATATTAGACTTCCTTTTTTTTGTGCATTACTACTAATCTTTCCGTTTTTATTACTTAAATTACTAAAACTATAACCGACAACTTCATTTCTATTTTCACCACCTTTCATTTTTTTACCTGTATTCTTGATAAGTTTTGCAACTGATTTATGTTCAATTACACGACTCTGCAATTTAATAGGCTCCTTAAGTTTTTCTATATATCCACTATAAGGACCATAAGTCTTCTTTTTAGAACCTTGTGTAATTTCACGAATATGGAATTCAACTTTTTTGCCTTTGTTTGCCGCACAAAGTTTTGTTACTGCTTTTTTGGCAGCAGAAGATGGTGATGAACTAACATAAAGCCCATGCTCTTTATTCCCCATAACGACTGTAAAATGTCGTTTTGTTCCAGAAGAAGTCTTCTTTGGTTTTCCTCCAATTTGTGGCATTTATAATTTATGCAAATATTATAAAAATAAATTTAAAAAGTTTTTCTCAAAATTTCCAAATGTTTTTTATTTTCAGGAAATTGTATGTGATGATGTGTTTTTCCTTCCGGTATTTGTCCATCCCATGAAAAAATATTAAAATCAAATAAATGTCTTATGTTGTTTTTTTTAACAAATTCTAGAAGTGGCTGAATATCTTGTGAATATGTTGAATCATTTTTATTATTGTATATTATTATTTTTTTAGGATTATTATTTTTAATTATTTTTTCTATCTCTTTATTTTGATAAATAACTACATCATCATGAGATTCCAACATTTTTATTAATTTTTGAAATCCAGAATAATTCTCTAAATAAATTTGGCTATTAGATATTAATGCAATTGCATTAAAATAACACGCGAATTTTATACTTGGGTATCCTCCTGCAGAAGTTCCAGTAAATACAACTTTATCGTATTTTTTTTTTAGTAAAAAGCCAAAAAATTCGCGATAGATTTCTTCTTTATTATGTTTTTTAGTTGGGAGTGTCCAATTTACTGTATAATCATCATATACAGAAATTAAATAATCGGAAATACAAATAATATCAGCGCCTTCTATTTGATAATCGAAACCGCGGAAAATAACTTTGTCAGTATTTATGCGAGCACCATGAAATACAAAAACAATTTTTCTATTTTTGGGATTCATTTTACAGAGAAAATTAATTCCTTTGAAATTATAAAAGTAGTTGCCTGTTTTAGAGATTGATTCTAAATTGGATATATTGGTTTGAGTGTATCCATATGCTAGCATATGTTTATAAATATTATATTTGTTTTGTCACACATTTATTATCCATCAAAGCCTTCGTATTATCTTTTTTAGCATCTTCTTTAATTTGCTCCAAAAATTTACATTCATGTTTTTCTGGTAATCGATGGAAAGAGCAATAAAAGTTCTTACATTTCGGGCAATCTAGTGCAATTGACAAAATCTTATTTTTGCACTCAGGAAAATTACACTTTTTTGCCATAATACTTAAAGGAATTGGGATATATTTAAATTAAGGTAATGACGGAAATACGCAAATGTTCGGCTGTTCTTTCAAAAATTGATTTATTGATGTCGTCTCTCTCAAAATTTTATTTGGATGAGAAGAATATAAATATATTAATTCCAATAGTGAATGGTGTATCAAAAATATCTTTACGCGTTTTGGATTGGTTTGTAACTAATTTTTGTAAAAAAAACAATACTGTTATTCACTATCAAAGAGATGGTAAAGCTCAAAAACTTATTGTGCATCTAGACTACAAAAATCAATTGAAAGCCTATTCTAAAAAACAATTTGACCCATTTTGTCGTAGAGAAAGAATTAATTTTATTTATGGAAAAGGAAATGAATTACTAACAACTGTTGGTCAGTTGAATTTCTTTCGGTGGGCTATTGAGCACCATGTTCTAGATTATATTAATGATAATCTTGAAATAATAGAAGCTGATATGAATTGTTCTCTTAAAATAGAAGGGGCTGGAGGAAAAATTGTGGATGAATCAGTAAAAGAAAAGCAAGAAAAAAAGAGAAAGAAGAGACACGAATTATCTATCTCTGCTTCCAAAAGTGTTAGCAAACATAACGTAAAAATTACTGTTGAATTTTCATAAAAATTGAAAGCTAATTTTCATAAAAATTGAAAGCTAATTTTCATAAAAATTGAAAGCTAATTTTCATAAAAATTGCAAGCTAATTTTCATAAAAATTGCAAGCTAATTTTCATAAAAATTGCAAGCTAATTTTCATAATTCTATTTATAATATTTTTTTGTAATTGGTGTCTTAATATTTCCATGAATATAACATAAAGATATATATTCAATTATTTTATTATATAATGACATATCATTTTTCTTACTTTCTATATATTTCAATGCATTATTTGTGCTGAAATTTTTGAAATTTGGGTATAAATCTGTCCATACAATAGCATCTATCTTATTTTTTAATGCAAATAATTTTAATTTTTCAATATCTGTCTGTGTTAATCTATCAGAATATCTTGAATTTTCATTTTTTAAGTTAATATATCCAATGTATTTTGGAATTGTTCCCTCTCTTATTTTTAAATTTTCAATAGCTGTATTAAGATTTGCTGTTTTAGCAATTGCATAATATATTGGATTTGATACTCCATTTATATTATCAATCACTAGAGTAAGCCTTCCTTTTCCATTATCAGAAATTCTGGAGAAATTTAGAGGGAGTCGAATATTTGTTTTTTTCCAAGATGTTTGTAAATTCAATCCTTCACTATCCCAAAGAAGAGACCCCCACGCAAAATATGCTATTTTCATAATGTTCTAATTTAAATGTATATTTTTAGTTTTCAGTCATTCGGTCAAAATAAATCACATACATATTCTCTTTAGTTTGTATTTTTAAACATTGTGCTTTTAAATCATTCTCATTAACTGGAGTTTTCTCAGTAGCACCATAAGATGTAATATTTGCACCTTCAATTTTATCAACGTAAATATTAAATCCAAAACTCTGGTAATATTGTGACATTGTGTCTAAAATTGTTTGATTCATTTTATCTAAATCAACTCTTCCTCTGGAATCACCATATAAATATTTCATAGATTTAGTGAAAATTTCGACTAAAATTTGAAATGTATTTTCAAAATCATCTGTTTCTATTTTGAGATGAAGAGATTTAGGAGATTGAGGTGGAGAACTAACAAGAGATTCTATAAAATCATCGATTGAACCATTTTTTTCAATAACGGTTGACATTTATAAATTCTATGAATTTCTTTTTAAATTGTTTTTATTTCTCATTATAGAATATTATGAATAGAAATCCAATGGACAGTTTTAATAAGCCATTTCAATCTGGAGATGGTCTATGTTATCCTATTTATGCACAAAACTATTATAAAACACAAACCACTCCAATGTATGGCGGGCATAAAACCAAGAAAAGTCAGAAATCTCAGAAAGGAGGTGATAATTTTATTAAAAATTTATCTCAGCCTTCTACTATAAATGATTATCCAGGAGATGCATATTTAACTAATCCAAATGAACGTTATGATTTAACTGGTTCGGGAGTTCCACAGCCAATGAATCCTTTAACTCAAAAATTCCTTAGTAATAATATGGGAGTAACCTATGCAACTCAGGCTGGTGGTCGAAAAAAGAAATATAAAGGTGGTATGGATTATGAATCACCTGGTGCTTTTAATGATTCTGCTAGCACATTAGGTAGTACTCAAGGTCAAAATAGTGGTAGTTTAAATCGTGCTAATAAACAAAGAGGCGGCAAAACAGCTCAAAATTCAAATATGCCACCACCACAAGAAGCACCACTAGAAGAAAGTGATATTCAAACATCGATACTATCTGCATCTAAACCAGTTCAAGGTATGTATCCTGTATTAAGTGGTGGTAAATACAGAAAATATAATAAAAAAGGTGGAAATATGCCTGGTCCTGCTGCTATGACTGGACCTGCTGCTATGCCTGGTATGAATGGACCTGCTGCTATGCCTGGTATGAATGGACCTGCTGCTATGCCTGGTATGACTGGACCTGCTGCTATGCCTGGTATGAATGGACCTGCTGCTATGCCTGGTATGACTGGACCTGCTGCTATGCCTGGTATGACTGGACCTGCTGCTATGCCTGGTATGACTGGACCTGTAGGTATGCCTACTCCGGCAGGTATGCCTAGTATGACTGGACCTGCTGCTATGCCTTTTATGCCACAACCTGGTATGTCACAGCCCAGTGTGCCACAAGCTAATATGGATATAATGAGTGGTGGTCGCTATAAAAAATACAGTAAAAAAGGTGGAAATTATATATTCACACATGATGCAGATTTTTCAGGAATAAATCCTGGAGATGCAACTCAAATGAACCGATTAGCTCAAGCACAACATATCCCAAGAGGTGGATTTGCTATGAAAGATATGTCTGGTGTTGACGCACAAATGGCAGCATCTGGTTCATATATTCCTTCTGAAATGAATGAAATGATGGGTGGTCGTAAAAAATCAAGCCGAAAACTTAAGGGAGGTGTCAGTGATTTCGCAACAACACTTGCATCTCGTGGTCCAATTAATTACCCTGATGCATTATCAGCACAGCGATTCCGTTATTTCAATAAAACAGGAACTTTTATTCCAAATACGATGCTTCAATATGCTGCTGCTCCTATTTCTACTGGTTATCAACCAGACCCAAACCCTTATCCATTGGCTTATAATGACTATATTGGTGGTGCCAAAAAGAAGAAAGCACCAAAGAAAAAAACAACTGCAGCTTCTAAAAAGAAGGCAGCCCCTGCTAAAAAGAAGGCAGCTCCTGCTAAAAAGAAGGCAGCCCCTGCTAAAAAGAAATCGGCTTCTACTAAAAAGAAGTCGGCTTCTACTAAAAAGAAATAATTAAAAAAAATCATAGTGGTTATTATACCCAAATGTTCCTACGTCATTTGCTTCTGGACCATTTCGCACGATAGGATAATAACTCATATTTATTCCCTCTTGTGCATTTTGTTGTTCAACTTTTTTATAACAATCATTTATAATCTTTTGCGTTAATTCCGCCAAAAGATTCATACTGTTTTTATGTTTTTCATTCATTGCATTAGAACTCGGCAAATTATATATAACTGCTTGCCAACTATTTAAACATTTTTTTCGTAAAAATTCAATTTCAGTTAATTGATTTCCCCTATTTACTAATCCACCCAAAATATATTGATGTAATAGAATCATATTATTCATATATCGCAGCGACATTGCAAAATTCCTGTAACTATATTTTATTAATTCCTTATTTGAATAATAAAAATCAATAACTGCTGGATTAAAATAAATATAATTTCGTGTAATATCATTATCCAATTCAAAAAAATCTTGGCTCAAAAAAAATGTCCCCTCAATTGGAAAATCATTATTCTTACTCAATATATTTGATATAAAACTCTGCTTTTCCTGCTTATCAACTGTATAATCTTTTATTGCATAAAATTGATATTGATAATATAAATAGAAAATAAATCCTAAGAATAAAAATCCAAAAATGGCTCCCAATGATATATTTGCTCGAATAAACCAACTATAAAGTATGAGTAATACTATCCCAAATATGAATAAATTATTTTTTCCCAGAATATTGAATAATTGAAAAGGATTTATTTTTTCAAATATATTTTTGATTGGTGCCTCATTATTTTGAGATGCCTGATTTAATGCACTATCTTTTAAAAATATTTTATAGATAACATTTGATTCCATATGATATCCTTATTATCTTGTTAGAAAAATAAAATACATAATTAATCCTATTAACACAAACATTATTCCAACATATATAATTCGGTCATTTTTAGTTAAAATTCTTATATAATTATTCCAACTTTTATTATTATCATTATCATACATAAGAGTAGTCATGTCGTTTATAATTTGTGTCCAAACAGTAAAAAAATTTTCGAATAAATTTTTAATTGAAAGATTGTATATTCTTTTATCATATTGTTCCTTCTTTCTTTTTTCATTTTCAAATATTGTATCTGAATATAACTTTTTATATGACTCCGCCAATTTTAGCTTTTGAAAGTCGGATAATGTATAAACATTCGCATTTTCTAAAATATCTTTTCTCATGATTAATTTAATTCAGAAAGTTTATTTCCACGAATTCCAAATCATTCTCTACAAATGCCTCTTTTAATACTTCATTTATATGACTAACTATTATCACTTTTGGCAACTCTCCATTCATTGTTGGGCTATTATTCTCCCCTCTTTTCCGAATAATTTTTTCATAGTCCTCTTCATTATCTTTTGGAATCAAACATAGACGAACTCCCGCCCTTTTTGCTCCCTCTAATTTTGCCTCTAAACCTCCAATAGCATGCACATTACCATGTAAATCAATTTCCCCCGTCATTGCTATATCATTTCTGACTTGAATATTGCAAAGACGACTAATAATTGCGGTTGTTATCGTAATACCAGCACTTGGACCATCTTTGGGAGTTGCAGCTTCTGGACAATGAATATGTAAGCCAAAATTTCCAAAACTAGACATCTCATCATTTATCTCTTTTTTAATATTTTTCGGAATAATATTCCACGCCAAAGTTTTCGCACACATCATACTCTCTTTCATTACATCCCCTTGTTGACCAGTTAACTCAAGAGATAATTTACGGTCACTCGGTGTTTTAACACACTCTATAATCGTAATTCCACCTGTTCCAGCCACGGTTGCATAAAGTCCATTAACGAATCCAATTTGCGGCAATTTGGCAATGCGTTTAATACTCACTTTCGGCTTATCATTGAATAATTCTTTGACATATTCTTCAGTTATTTCGAAGGGTAATCTAATATTATCATCCGTAATTTTCTTCAAGTTTATTTCCCGGACTAATTCAAATATTTTTTCTCTAATCTTTCGAACACCGGCTTCATTCGTGTAATTGGAAATAATATATTTTATAGTATCTTTTTGTATAATAATATCTCCTTTTTTATAGCCCACTGTCTCCAATATTTCCGGGAGTGAGTAATCTTGAACAATATGTATTTTTTCATTAAGAGTAAGCGCCTTAACATTTATCTCAGTAATTCGGTCGCGAAGCACACGGTCAATCGCATTAGCGTCATTATAAGAAAATATAAATAAAACTTTACTCAAATCAAATTTAATCCCGGCGAAATATTTGTCCGTGAACTCGTGATTCTGGGAAAAATCCGTCAAGTGCGTCAAAATTCCAATAATTTCGCGCCCATGGTCCGTATTAGATACCTTATCTACCTCATCTATGTAAATAATTGGATTCATGCATTTTGTCTCCATTAATATATCCACTATGCGTCCCCAAGTGGACCCCATATAAGTATATGAATGCCCCTCTAATATGGCGCCATTGCTGCTTCCTCCCATTGGAAGAAAGCCAAAAGGGCGCGGATTTCCGTCTTCATCTAGAAAACATTTTGCCACTCCTTTCTTCGCAATCGTCGTTTTTCCAACACCGGGTGGTCCTTGGAATCCAAATACTGTGCCTTCTGTCTTCCCATTCATCCATTGGGCAATTAATCTCTCCAATTGTGTCTTCGTCTCATCTTGCCCAAAAACGCAATCATTAAGATTTTTGCGTACTTTTTCCAAGTAATCTTTCTTCGATTTTTTGTAGAAAATCCATTCTTTCCAAAGTTCCAAGAAACTAGCAGCAATTGCAATGAAAATATTATCACTTTCAATCATAAAATTAACCAAGTCCAATTCCTCATTATCTTCGCTTAGTTTGTCGATTTTATCCAAGAATTTACTGCAACTATCAACCAGTAAATAATCATCATTCTGCAGCTTTTCCGTATATAAATAAATTGTTTTCAGTATAGCTTCAAATTTTTTGAGGAATGTGTCAATAGACGACTCTATTTTATCATTATTGAATGTTCGTAAATGTTCTTCAAGAGTTATTTTTATATATTCTTCATAATCCGTAGATGGTTCATACATAAATAGGTTCTTCTTTGTATTCTCTACGATGCCGCCTAATTTCTGATTAAAATGTTCCAATTTGCTCAAAACGGGCTCCTTCTTATAAACACCAAATGGTATTTTCAGTAAACCATCTAAATATTGCTGGGCTTTGGCGCTACTCTCTCTGGAACCTTTCGTCTCCTTTAATTTTTCAAGAGCCTTCGTTTTTACAGTATCTGATGCTTTCAACATTGCAATGCGCTTTTCATAAGGTATATCATCCTCGGTTAGGGAATGAAGTTGCGTTATTTTGGTCTCCATATTTTTGAAAGCAATACGGAATAATTTTTGGACAGTATAATGCAGTGATTTATAGATTTCTTCTGCCATGGGCTGGGGTTTTAGCAATTCACTGGTATTGCAAATCATGTCGTAAATAATATGCGCCAGGAATTGGTCCTCACTGTCGCTTAAAAGGAATAACGTTAAAATATAGCGCTGTTTTTCAGTGTTCCCAGTTATAAATTCTTTAACTAGAAGAGAAAGAGGCTTCGTTTTATATTTTTGGAGGTCACGATTGGCATTCACTATTAATTCACTAATTTCTTGTTCTGTGCAAATCATGAAATCTCTTAAACTAACCTGTGCAAGAAAACCATTTTTAAAATGTGGCTCATAAGCTAAATTCTTTATTAATTCTTCTATTCTTGAATGCTTCTCGCCTAGAGTTCCCCCAATGCGCATAATATTGAGGGGGTCCTTTTTGAAATATCCACTAACAATAACACAAACCGATTCAGAAACGATTGGAAAATGTATTTCAGCTCCCTCTATTTTTTCCAAAAAGGACTTTGTTGCAGCCCCCGGCAATCTTTTGGCTATTGGGAGGTCAGATGATGGTAATTTTTTATCAATTGTTGCAGAAGTTGGTATGAAGAAATTATCATAGAAATCCAGAAGTTTCTGGTATTTGTCTGAAAGAGTTGATTTATACTCGTAACCAACAAAAATCGAAATTAACTGTGAGCATCTGCGGCATCCTCCTTCTTGAATAAGGTCTTTTAAGAATTCTCGTATTTCATAATACTTAACTAAGGTTTGCTCTAAAGATTTTTCATCAATTGACTTGTATTTTGTCAATAATTCATCTAATCTTTCCATCAAATTACTATATTTATCCTTTTTGAATACCTTATTTTCGTAATTGTTCTGAATACTCGACATAGTTGCGAAAAGTTCATTGTATAAGCGGCGGCTTTCTATGGTAATTTTATCCAATATTATTTTATTCATAATATTTTTTGGGTCATAATTATTTTTAATCATTGTAATAAAATAGTATAGATAAAAAAATTGATGGTAAAAAATATTATATATTTTCAAATTATCTAATGGAACCATTTAGTAAAGGAGATATCCTGGGTATTGACCCAGAATATACTACTTATATTTTGAGTAGTTTAAAAACTACCATTTCTCAAGGATTTCCGCAGAAACGTACTGCAATTCCACTTGGACTTGTAAAATGCATGTTTCGTACATCATTTTCAGTGAATTTTCGTGGGAGATTCTCACAAAAATTTTTGAAGATGATTCTCGAAAGGATCGCTGCTAATAAGAAAATTGGTTGCTACGGAAAAAATTCTTCCTTAATCGGTGGTATTTACAAGAAGAGTGTGGCACACTATCGTGGAATTCCACCAGTTAATTTTAAAAGTTTACCAATGATGGAAACTCATTTGCTTATTAAGCATACTGTGTCTCCTCCAATTGGAGCATTTGAGATTTTGACTCAATTTGATCTTACGCAACCGATTTTGTTTGATCACATCCCAGTCTTTGTGCATCTTCTGAAAAGACTAATAGGTGATTTGAAAATAATGATGCAAATTCATTTGAATCGGAAGCATTATAGGGATGATTTCTCTGATTGTCCCGCATCATATTGTTATGCGGATTCAACATATGAGCTTGAGATGGCAAATGTCTCTTTTTTGGAAAATGAAATTTCCACAGCTTTGAAAAATTTTGAATCAAGATTTCGAGAATTTCCATATTCAAGACTTAAGCTTTTGAATTGAGTTTCAGAAAAAATAATTTATAATTTTGATAAATCATATATGAAAACTCCAATATATGATTTCTAGTGCTCCTATCCGGGTTTGAACCGGAGACCTATGTGGCATAAGCACATCGCTCTACCAACTGAGCTATAGGAGCAAGAAGTTTGGATGGAAAAAGCCATCCTTTACGTAAAATACATAAAGCATGGTGGCGCTCCCAACAGGGGTCGAACCTGTGACCTTTTGGTTAACAGCCAAACGCTCTAACCAGCTGAGCTATGGAAGCTTTTTAAAGAAGTGGATGACGAAGCATCCTTTATATGAATCATACAAAGGATATAATATTCTATATATTCTTTTTTTCCAATTTTTACGCACTTGACCCAGATTTCTCATATATTTTTCGGTTTCCTTTTTCGTCTATTTCTCCAATTCTTTTTGCCGGATTTCCCACCATTATACTAAATGGTTCAACATTTTTCGTAACAACTGCGCCGGATCCAATCAGAGAGTGTTTCCCCAGTCGATTGCCACAAACAATCGTGCAATTGGCGCCTAAAGTGACTCCGTCTTCTAAAATCGTCTCGATATAATGACCCGCTTTACTATACATTCCACGAGGGTTTATGTCATTTGTTAGAACACATGATGGACCAAAAAATACATAATCTCCGGCGATAACTCCTGCATAAATGCTCACATTATTCTGGACTTTGCAATTATCTCCTAAAACGGCTCCCCCGGCGATAAAAACATTCTGTCCAATATTGCAATTTTTGCCTATTTTTGCCCCTTTGCAAATATGACTGAAATGCCATATTTTTGTTCCCTCTCCAATTTCAGCCCCTTCATCAATATATGCGGATTCATGGGCAAAATATGGTAGTGATGGCACAATTGAAGAGGCTAGTGGCATTAGTTTTACTTCTGCATTTTTATCTAAACTCTCCTGTAAAGCCTTCAAAACCCTTAAAACTCTTAAACCTTCTTCACCATTTGTTATTGGAGCCCGATTGTTCTCAACTGATTGTTTGAAATGCTCACATTCAGTTCGCAATGGAGTCTTTTGGTTATCCAATTGGATAACTTCAAATTTATCCTTCACTGGAATTGGAAATTTTCCCTTGAAATCTAAGTATTCACTAAAATACTTGAGCTTCTCAGTTGGGTTTGTATCATCAAATAATATCATGCCTTTCTCTCCAATTATGCTCATTTTCTGCTCTTTATAGGGGCATAACCAATTCACATTAATATTCACATAAACATCTTCGAATTTAAGAATACTGTTTGTAATATCCATTATCCCCTTTGTAATAATATCAGTTCCACTACATATCACAGAATTGGGGCTTTCTCCAATAATACTCAAAATTACGGAAATATCATGGGGTGCAAAACTCCACAGGACATTCTCCGATGTTCTAAAAATACCATGGCTCAGGCGATTTGACACTATGTTTTTAACTTTGCCAATCTTCCCTTCTTTTATTAGTTCCTTCATTTTTATAACAGCTGGGTGGTAATGTAATAAATGACCAACCATTAATATTTTACCTTTTTCCAAAGATAATTTAACTAATTCTTCACCTTCTTTTTCATCCAAACAAAGTGGTTTTTCAACATATACATGCTTATTTGCACAAAGTGCTTCTTTAGCAAAGCGATAATGCATTTCAGCTGGTAATGCAATACATACTGAATCAATTTCCTGGTTTTCCAAAATAGTGCTCCAGTCTTTGGTAAGATGTATTTTAGGATATTGTTGCTGGTATATTGTTAAAGCATCTTCATTGATTTCGCAAATTGTATGCAAAATCCCACAATTATTGAATTCGCGAATAAGATTTTTCCCCCAATAACCACCTCCAATAACGGCTATGTGTACCATTCTAAATAATAAAATATATTTATTTATAACAAATGCTTGAATTTCCTATTCAAATGTATGACCCAAAAAGAGAATACGCATCCAATAAGGCAAATATTGACAAAGCTATTCAAACCGTCTTAAATCACGGAATTTTTATTAATGGTCCAGAAATTAAAGAGTTAGAGACCAAATTAGCCCTATATACTGGGGCAAAATATTGCATTTCTGTATCCAACGGCACGGATGCCCTAAAAATTGCTCTATTGGCTTTAGGAGTCGGAATTGATGATGAAGTAATTACAGTAGCGCACACTTGGATTTCATCAGCGGAATGTATTTCTATTATTAATGCTAAGCCCGTTTTTATTGATATAGAGCCAATTACATTCAATATTGACCCTGCTAAAATAGAGGCGGCAATTACCCCAAGAACCCGTGCAATTATTGCAGTAAGCCTTTATGGACAAATTCCCAATATGGAGCAAATCAACCAGATTGCAGCAAAACATAAGATTCCAGTAATAGAAGATGCTGCTCAGAGTTTCGGTGCAAAACAAGGCGACAAGTTTAGTGGGAATTTGTCCACAATTGGAACCACCAGTTTTTTTCCTTCCAAACCTCTAGGGTGTTATGGAGATGGGGGCGCCTGTTTTACAAATGATGAAGCTTTAGCAAAAAAAATGCGAGCGATTAAATCACATGGAGGGCTAGAAAGATTTAAACATGAATATATTGGACTTAATGGGCGATTAGATACACTCCAAGCAGCGATTTTATTGGAAAAATTCAAATATTTCGAGGACACAATTGAAAAAAGGAATCGATGTGCTGTCTATTATACTGAGACACTTGAACCACTTGTAGAAAAAGGATTTATACAGACTCCAAGAGTTGTAGAGGGAAATAGGAGCGCCTGGGCACAGTATTCAATAATTGTAAATAATAAATCAATAAGAGATAATCTGGTTGAATATTTGAAATTATCTCGAGTAAATGTTACTATTTTTTATCCAACACCTCTTCATACACAAAAATGTTTTGAAAATTTAGGTTATAAATTAGGGAATTTACCTATTACAGAAGAGACATGTGACACTATATTTAATTTGCCTTGTTATGCTGAGATTACGCAGGAAGAACAAGATTATATTGTGAATTTAGTTTACAAGTTTTATTTATTTTAATAAATAAAACATCTAGATATAAAAATCTTTGATTTTTATATGTACAAGTTTTATTTATTTTAATAAATAAAACATCTAGATATAAAAATCTTTGATTTTTATATGTACAAGTTTTATCTTCAATAATTTTCAATGAATTTGTAAAAATTATAATAAAATATAATTTTAAACTTTAATGGTGCATTTTGCATTAATCCAATTAACGAAAAAACACACAGAAATATTCGGAACATTTTTAGAAATAATTTTGAATAATAATTGGGACTTAACTATTTACTATAATTTGAACGCGGATGAATACAGCTTTTTACCTTATTATATGAATATTTTTCAAAAGAATTTTGAAATTAAATCACCACATCAACTTATTGATGATAAAAACCAATTTGATTATTTTATTTGGACTAGCAGCTCAGATGAAAATTATATTCCAGAATGTTTTAAAACACGTGAATACGCTGAAAAATCCATTTATGTTCAACATCAGGCAGCTCATATGAAGGAGTATATGTATAAAAATATTATTGTAAGTCCTGTAATAAAATTAGACAATATGCAAACCTACATTTTGCCAATTTATAAAAATTACAAACAATTGCACTATCAAGCTGGTGAAAATCAGCGAATTGTATTTGGAATAATTGGTGGAATTCGAACACTTAAAAATGGGAAGACGTTGGACCGCAATTTAGATATTGTCAAAGCGGTTATTGAGAAATTTCCCAATGAAAACTATGAAATTCAATTTTTCATGAGAAAGTGGGATTGGATGTGGATATCAAAAAAGTATCCATTTTTAGTGAAAAGTAAAAAGATAAAGGCTTTTTTTGGATTAAACACAAATAATTTAATAGAAAAACTGAAAAGTGTTAAATTTATATTGCCAATAGGCAAGAAATCAGGCTGGTTCTATTGGCAACGCTTGACAGGGGCAATTCCATTAGCTATAAATTTGAATATAGTTTTGATTATTGATGAAAAATTGGCGAAAATTTATGAATTGGAACAATGCTCAATTTTATATAAAGAAAATTTGACAGAAATATTTGAAAGTGTTTTGAAAATGGATGATTCAATTTATCATGATTATATTTTAAAAAGTGTGAGATATAAACGCGAAATTTGTAAGAATAATGAGCGTAATTTTAGAGATATATGTATTCGTTCTTTACAATTATCTTAATATTCTGAATGAGTAATACAATAAATGCTAACTTTGTAGCTATGTGATTCGTCTTTCCACATGAGATATTCCCGCTGAAATAAACACAATTGCCACCCATCTATCATTGGGATAATTGTTGAAGGTTAGCAATGTAACCTTGTTTGATTATAACACGTGCATTACAAACAAAAAAATTGATTATAATTATTCTAAATTAAAAACATATTAACAGATTATATAATAAAAAATATCCAATGAGTCTTTCTCTTCCATTAAGACTTCTAGGACAATTAGGTTACAAACACTTAGAAATTTTAGGAAGAATATTCCCACATTTGCAACAACAAAAATTCACAAGAATCGATGATTTTTATGAACTACTCATTTGTTGCCAAACTTACCAAAAAATGTTGGCAAATTGCTCAATGAAGTTGCTGATTTGCCATCGATTGATTGGAATTGGCAAATTTCAGCCCAGAAAAGAATACAACTTTTTCATGGCAATGATTAACAGAATCTATCGGGTTTTGAATCCATTGCCAGAAACAACTGGATTAGTTCCAAGACTTATCACAAATTGTTCTTTTAATTGCCATATTGTTAATTCAATTAAATTTCATGAAATTTATCCGGTGATGGCAAATACTTCTATTGTTTTAACATTATGGAGAATTAAAGATGACAACACATTTGAACGATTTTCAACATTAGAAAATCCAACAAAAGAATCATTCAATGCAATTGGTTTTCATCCAAAACTCCCTTTTTTGGTTACAAGTTTGAACACTGGATATGGAGATGTCATGTTAGTTAAATTTAATATTGATTGCTCAAATGCTGTTATTTGCAAAACGATTCCTATTAAAAAAGGTTGTATATGGTCAATCGTTTTTCATCCAACTGAACCAGTTGTGTATATGAGCTGTGACTATGGCTTTTTGTGTGTTTTAAAATTTACACCTGACTTCGGCGATTTGCAAGAACAATCATTAATAAATCTTCATCGAAGTACTATTAATGGTATTGCAATTCAAAGAAAAGGTCGGTTTATAGCGGCATGCTCAGATGATTGTGCTGCATCAATTTCAACCTTTGCATCAGCTGATTGCACAAAGCTTATACCTAGAGCTGTTTTGAATAGCAATAGAAAAATTTTGTCCATTGACATTCATCCAATACTTGATTTAGTTGCAATTGGAAGTGACAATCAAAATGCTTCAATATGGCAAATTGGTGAAAATTTCGAGAAATCTTGCATCAAAATTTTTTCTCACTGGAATGGTGTTCGATGTGTTCAATTTGATTGGTACAACTGGACTTTAATAACAGGCTGTTATGATGGAAATGTTCAAATTTGGAATTTTAAGGGTGAAGAAGAATCAACTAGAATTCCGATTCATAGATTTAAAAAACCAACTGACAGTTCGTCTAGCGTTTTATCTGTGGGACTTTCTCCAAATCGACCAAGAGTAATCGCAATTGGCGATTGGAAAGAGATTACTATTTGCGAATTAAAAGAGTTAAAAAATTGATTCAAAAATTGGCTGCCTATTACGAATATAAAAATCTTATAATCAAAAATTCAACCTCATGGACAACCTCCGGGAAAACCAGAAGAAAGCAATAAATATATCTTATGAAAATGATTTTGAATCTGGTGTTCATTTTCACGCCACTGGAACGGGTAAATCACTTATTGCCATGAATATCGTAAATCAATATAATCAAATTCATCCTACTCACAATATTCTCTGGATTTGTGAAAGTAAATCCATCCTAATTGACCAATTCTCCCCAATTTCCCAGAAAGAGCGGAATATTGTCGATATTATGCGACGGTTTAATGTCTTGAATTTCTCGAATTATAAAACGAGTGATTGGGTAGATTCCGTCAATGCGGCAAAATTCTGGAACAAACCCTGCTTTATTATTATAAACCGGGCGTTCCTTGTTTCAGACCTGAAATACCGGAAAATAATTGCGAATATTCATCTTATTATACACGATGAATGTCACTCTATTCGCAACAAAACAACCCAAGAATTCTACGAATATTTCCTCAAAGAAGCCCCAGTTGTGCCAAAATGTATAGGATTCTCTGCTACACCACATCTAGAAATCGCCCCATTCACGAAAATTATTTCATCTTATTCCATCTATGATTCTTTTATGGACGGAATTATTGTTCCACCGAAAATAAAATGGTTTTCCTGCGAGGAAATGATTAGCCAACTGGAAATCATCCAATTGGCGAAACAATTAATTGAATCTCCGGGAATTATTTATAAAAAAATTATTGTTTGGTGCGGAATGATTGCATCCTGTGAGGAATACTCCAATCTCTGGGGAAAATATTTTGCGGATTACCTGATTTGTGTGGATACCAGTGTGCACAGCACTTATGACCAATTCAAAGAAGCAGAATCAAAGGCGATTCTATTTTGTGCCTGCAAACATCGTGAGGGGTCAGATATTCGAAATTTGGATTGCTGTATATTTTTGGACAAAGTGGAGAATAGGTCTTCAAAGGTATTTATCCAATGTATTGGAAGAGTTCTGCGATTGGACACTCAAGGGCGCAAAAAATTTGGATTAATATTGGATGTTAAAGCCAAAAATTCATACGCAATTTGCAACATGATGAATGAATATTTGAATTTACCAGCGGGGGTTTTTCCTTGGAAGTATAAATTTGAGCCTATTGAAATCAATGGGAAACTTATAAAAATTAATACATTAAGTATGTGCCGGGAAAATAAGAACACCGGGAAAAAGAGCATGGCTAGTGGTGAATTACCGGATATCCGCTCACTTTTTATCCGAGATGTCCCCAATGACCCAAAATATACGGAACGATTGGAATATGAATTGGCACTCATCCAAGAAAAAAATTTGGCGAGCTATTTGATTCAAGCCATCCAAATTCTGAATATAACGAAAAATATGCCGCACATCACCAGAGGCTCTTGTGGGTCATCCTTGGTCTGCTATTTGCTGGGAATTAGCCATGTTGATCCGGTCCATTATAATATCAAATTTGCAAGATTTCTGAATGAATATCGCAATAATTTGCCAGATATTGATCTCGATTTCCCACATCATTTGCGGAATGAAGTATTTTTGAAAATAGAGCTGGAATGGACGAATCAAGTAGCGCGTATTAGCAATCATGTGTATTATCATGAGAAATCGGCTGTTCGCCAGGCAATCCGAAATGCCGGTATTCGCAAATTCATTTCGAAATACGATATTGACCGCGAAATCCGGGGCTTCCCCCGGGATATTCAGGAAAAAATCGCAGATGAAACGAAGCGGCTGGAAAATAAATTCAAATGTTATTCCCTGCATTGTGGCGGAATTGTTTATTATGCTGACGGCGTACCCGAAGAATTAATCATAAATAAATCCTCTTCTTTGCAGCAAATTCGATGCAATAAGGAGGAAATTGCGAAGGACAAGAATTTCAAAATTGATATCCTTTCGAGCCGGGCATTATCCCAATTATACGAAATTATTGGCTATAAAAACAATCTTTGCTTTGAGAGTTTCGAATATGACGCCAAAACATTCCGAATGCTCCAAAGAGGCGATAATATTGGAATAACATTCGCAGAATCACCCCTAATGCGGCTGGCTTTTTTGCGATACAAGCCGAATTCATTATATGATTTGGCGGTTTGTTTATCAATTATTCGACCAGCGGCGAAAGATGCGAAGAATGTTTGTGAAAAGAATTTCGAGGATTTTATTATTTTCGATGATGATGCAATTGATTTTATTGCAAAGGAATGCGGAATATCTGAGGCGGAAGGTGACCGATTAAGGCGGGGATTTGCAAAAGGCGACAAAAAAGCGATTGCTGAATTCCGGGGGATTATTGCGCATTTTCCGCCGGAAAAACAGAAAGAAATGGTGCGGAAATTGTCGAATTTGTCGCGATACAGTTTTTGCAAGGCGCACGCATTTTCATATGCCCAGCTGATTTGGAAATTGGCGTATATGAAATGTCATCGCCCGTATGATTTTTGGAAAGCAACACTGAATAATTGCCAGTCATCTTATAAAAAATGGGTGCATATGTATGAGGCAAGAATAGCGGGGGTGGATGTGTATAGTAAGAATTTAAAGAAAGATGATGTTAGCGTTTATGCGCGAAATAGACGGAATAAACAAGATACAATAGTAGCGAATCAATGGTGGTCCATGAAAAGTGAGGAATTTTACCCGGGGTGTTTTCTATTGAAAGAGCAAGATACTGGTGTATATTATTTTAATGGAATAATTGCGTCTTCCCAATATCGAAAATTTGGGAAGGAAAGAGTATTGAAGCTATTTATTGGCGTAGAGCGGAAGAAATATATTCACGTTCATATTCATAATTTGAAATATTATAATCAGAGTCGAATTGGAATAAAAGGACATGGGAAATCTACTTCTGAATTGGACGTAATTATTGTGCCGGATGTTTATGATTTTTTTTGAATTCTTTTTACAGATATGTATGAGGGTACAATTGGATTATTTTTATCAAAAAACTTATAAAAGGTGTCTTCTATTTCTGAATCATTCATTTTTTGGGGTAAATTATTTCGACTAATTACTTGAATAAATCTCCCTTCGTATAAATGATACACATTTTTTTCACCGAAAATTACTGGATAACCCACAGGAGTTAAAAATTTAAGTATTTTATCATCCAATTGGAATTCCATTATTCCAATTTCTCCTATGAAAACGTAATTGTTTTTAGATAATTCTAGCAAAAGCCCATTATTTTTTATTTTATAATGGTCACTTATTTTTGATTTACCATTTGAAGCCCCAATATATATTTTTTTATATTTGTATTCTTTTATAAATATTGTATATGCCCATGTAGTTTTATCTTTTTTTGCATTAGAGTCAGAAGGATGTGATGGAATATCATTATCATCATATGTTTGTCGTGATTTTTTATCTGTAGGTAGGGTATAAATTGACGCCGTTTTTTTATTTTCATTCACATATACTAAATAAGGAATATTTACTACGGAAGGATGATAGATAAAATATTTCTTAGAAGAAGATTTTGAGCTTTGTTTTACCCAACGTTTAACTCCCTTGGCTGTGGATTCAATTTTCCAATTATTTCCATCTAAGCCTTTTTTAATAGTTGCTAATTTTTCCGCATGGGCGCAAAATCCTAAGCCTTTTGGAGAAGGCTCGGTTCCTTTGTATGATTTTTTAGGGTCATTTTTACAAATTGGCATATAATATTATGAAGAATAATATTATGAAATATATTTGGTATTATAATTGTTCTATAGTATAATTATTTTTAACATAATTTTATGATTATGTTAAAACCATTTTCCATTGATTGTCGACAAATTGGACATGACATTTTATTGGTATTTATCCACATTGCAATACATTTCTTGTGAAATTGATGGTTACATTGTGTTTCTACTTCAGTAGTAGAAGTTTCTACAAAACAAATGCTACAAATATCATTCTCACTCTTTTCAATAGTTGCAATAATTTTTAATGGTTTCATTATTATTGGTGTTATCAATCCTGTATCTAAATTAACATCAATTGAATATATATCTGGTTTTAATGTAACAAACCACTCTGCTATTTCTAAATGTTCATTTTTACATGCATTGCAAAATGCTTCTTCATTTCTAGCAAAAATATCAATATCAGGTTTTATTTGAAATAACCATTGTGCAACTTTTAAATGTCCATATTCACATGCACCACGGAATGCTTCTTCATTTGTAGAAGAAATATCAATATTAGGTTTGATTTGAAGTAACCATTTTGCTATTTTTAAATCTCCATTTTTACATATAATAGGAAATGAATTTGAAGTAGCCAAATTAAAATTAATCCAAATAGTTGTATTTTGATATTTATTGATAATTTTTTTAATCTTTTTAAATAACCATTTAGCAACTTTAAAATATCCATTTTTACATGCAGCATGTACCCCATCTACAATTCTATATTTTTCGATTATCATGATTTGATATAACCATTGTGCAACAACTAAATGTCCATTTCTGCATGCATAATAAAATACTTTTTTATCATCAATATTAATATCAATATTAGGTTTCATTTGAAATATCCATTTTGCCATTTCAAAATGACCATTTTTACACATAAATATAAATGTTGATACATTTATATTAAAATGAATAGATTTTTTAAAATTTAATTTTCGCTTTATGCTGTTCATTTTTATTAATTTAAAAAATATTATTGATGTTTTTAATCAATTTTTTTTACAAATTTAAAAATAATTATTATCTCATATTTTTCATTTTTACAATACTAAGTTCTATATATCCTTTTAATTTATCGGATAAATACCTTCGAATATAATAATTCATTTTATTAATTTTTTCTAGTAATTTATTTATAACATTTATGGTTAGTTTTATGCAACAAAATCCGTATATTTGATTACCATCATACATAATTTCTAATAAATAACCTTTTGCACATGGCTCATCTTTAATTATATCATGAACGCATCCATAACCTAAAAATTTGCCTAATTTTATGTGATTGTATTTATTATTCTTATCAAAAAAATCTATATTTTGTGGATTGATTGTATTTGATATAAAATAATGGAAATGTTCATCTTCGTATTTTTTATATTTTAGTTTATATTTATGTAAAATATTTTCAAATTTATAGCTTTTGGTGGAATCAATATCTATGTAACAGCCTTTTTTAATTTTTTTATAAGTAAAGTATATATTGAGCGCGTCTCTAATATTTACTAATTTACTTACAGAATTATATAATTTTTTATCCATTATTATAAAAATAGATATAAAATTTCAAATCATCAGTCTATCTCAAATTTCTCTAAAAAGTGTCTATTGCTTATCTAAAATATATTGCAGCAATAATACTTGTTTAGATATTATTCTTATATAAAATTTGAAATAAGCATAAATATTATTTCAATTTAAAAAGAAATTAATAAAACAACAAAAAAAAATATGCTAAGAATTATTTTAACTACATTAAATACATTTCGTATTAAACAGAAGCCATTTTTACTTGGACGATGGATGCTTAAATATGAAGAACATCGTGTAAATACATGCGTTCTTTGGGCAAATCAAGATAATTGTGGATGTAGTGGCAATAATGATTTACCTAAATCTGATGAAAAATTGGAAGATGATTTTTATTTACCATATATTATATAAATTTAATATAAATGTTTCATAAAGTAGAATAATATACATTTTTTACATTTTTTATTTTTGATAATAAGTTTGGTAATTTTTTACCTGTTTTTTTATTTTTTTCATTAAAACCAAAAATATGGATTCCAATAACAATTGATTGCGATAGTCTAGTATAAAAAATATATTTTTATAATATATAAAAATGGATATAAGAAATAAAAAATTGCTAGATTCTATTATTGAATATTTAAATCCTAGATTCAATAAAATTGAAAATGAAATTTCTTCTTTGAAATCAGATGTTGCAACAATAAATAAATATATTTCAACTGAAAGTAAAGTAAAAGAAATTACTGCAAATAAATTAGTTGAAGATTTTTTCAATACACATAATACATATTATAAAAAAATAAGTCTAAAATATTTTTTTAATCGTAAAGGAAAAGAAATAACCGAATTAGATGGGTGCTATGTTATTCATCCAAAAGATTATCACTCAGAAAAATCATTTAATAATATTTTAAATCGAAAATATAATCGTATTACAAATGAAAAAGCAGTTGCAAATATGCTAAAAATAAATAAAACAGATGCTACATCTTATACTCCCACAAGTAAACTCATTATTGTAGAATGTAAAAATTTATTCAATAAATATATGGTTGATAAAAAAATATTGCAACTTATAGAAATTCATAAAATTCTAGAAGAATGTGAAGTAAAACGAGATGGTGATTCAAAAATATATACTCAGATGATAAAACAAGAAAAAGTAGATAAATTACCAAAAGAATTATATATTATTCTTATAGGACACGTAAGCCAGATTGTATTTCAGTATATCCAAAAATGTAATTCTGGAATAAAAAAAGATGAATATGATATGTATGAAATACAGGAAATGAGAGATTCTGTTGAATTTAAAGAATTATCTAAAAGAATACCAAATTTTACTAAAAAATGTAAAAATACGGAAATGATAGATTATTTCATAGATAAATATCCAAGCGAAGAATTACTGAAAAAACTAAAAAGTAATACTAAATCATATGAAGAAATGCAGGAGTCACTCGAATTTATAAAAGGTAAAATTGGATATTTATTTTATGACAGATCAGAAGTTTATTTTTAATATTCTCGGTTAAAATATAAAATGTATTTCTATATTTACACCGCTAAAGATTAAAAATTCGATAAAATTATTTAATTCTGATTGTAAAATAGTAAATATTGGAGAAGCGTTTAATATATATTTTACTTATAAAAAAATTAAGTATCATCTTTATTACAATAGGTATCTTTAATAAAATATGTTAATCATCAGTCTATCCCCAATTTCTCTATAAAAGTTTCCATTATATGGTAAATTATTTTTGATAGATTTTGTCAAACATTTGTCACTGATTCCCAATATATTGCAGCAATAATATTTGCACAAAAATATATGAATTAAGTTCTAATTATTCATTTATTTTCCAGCGATAGCCATTATGAATATTTCCATTTTCTGAACATTTGCTCAAAGTTAGCATTGACATTTGAAATTTATTTATAACTTCATTTTTTGAATTATAGGTCTTAATTATTTCATTTGTTCTTGGGCATATTTGGCTGACTGTTTTACTTTTTACAGAAACATATTTTTCTGGAAGTTTATTATGCAGTAAATATTCATTTTTCATTTCAATCGGACAATCATCAAAATATTTCCAATAATGACCTGATGAAATAGAATATTGGCTAATTGCTCTTGTAAAACTATTAGATTTCAAATTTCTTGAAGCAACTGCTTCTTTTTGTGTAGAAAAAACATTTAATATTTTCGTTTTTTTAATATCAATCATTGCAATATATTTTATTAAAGGCGATTTACAATTATTATCAACTGTTTCAGGTATTTCAGCCGGTGGTTCTTCATTTCTATTTACAAATATCCATCTATAATTTTTATAGATTGTATTATTCTTTATTGCATTCTTTAATGAACTCATGAAAATATCACTATTAATTCTTATTAATTCTTTTGGAGACTCATATATGTTAATTGGATCTTTTAAATTATTGATATCATATTGATATACTTTTGGAACTCTTATTCCATTATTTATTTTCCTTATTTCAAAATTATATGAATAATTTGATTCCTGTTCAGGTCGTTCTTCTTGTTCTTCTTCTTGTTCTGCTGATTCTCCATTTTCAATTGCTTCAATCCCAATTTTTTCTATCTCAATTTTCTTTAATTCTAATTCATTTTTTTTAATTTCAGCTTCAAGTTCTTTTTGTTTCAATTTATATTCATTAATTTTCAATTCTATTAAATTGTTTTCTGACTTTTTTTCTTCAATTTTCAATCTTAAATTTTCTAATTCAATAGCATCAATGTCAAATTTTTTCTTATCTTCATTCAAAATATTAATAATATAGTTGCATTGTTCTTCAGTTGTTAAATAGGTTTCATTTGATATTGTGCCATCTTTTTTGGTAAATTCATAATAAAATTGTTTAATATAAGGATGATTATGCAAATATTTTTCATATTTACGATAATTATTTACTTCGATAATATCTAAAATATTTGGTTCAATATTTTCAAATTGATTATTAAGATTATATATTCTTTCCTTAATATTTTGAGTAGATCCAATTTTTATAATAAATTTTTCATCAATATTTTTAAATTTGCATATGTATATTACATTCTTATTATGAAATGCTTTGATAAAAGTCCTATTATTTATAATATTTTGGTTATTTTCCAGTAATTTTTTATCGACTTCTTTTTCTTCATTTAATTTATACATTCCAGTAATTCTGATTTCTTTTATAACTTTCACTATCCAATTTTGAAATTTTGCTGCAATATCTTTTCTTGAGCGACCTAAAAGCTTGTATAAGCCAAGTTCCGTTAAATATATAACATTTTTTAATCCTTTACATGTATTTATTTGACATAAAACTCTATGTTCTTCTGTAAAATCATCTATGTGAGAACGAAAGCTTTTTATTCCAAGTAAATCACAAATTTGATTTGCTTGAAATAAAGGATCTTCAACAGTTCCTTGAATATTGATAAGATGTTCTTTATCATTTAGACTAAAAGCTCTAAAGATATCCATTTTGTGTATAATGTATATAAAAAGAAGTTTTCTTTAAATTAAAAACGAATAGTTACATTTTATATTATTATTTTAGGACCAATTTTTTATGCGTTGATACTATCAACTCTCTTTTTGGAGTGGCGTTGATATTTCATATCATAAGTCTATCCCCAATTTCTCTAAAAAAGTGCCCATTATATGGTAAATTATTTTTGATAGATTTTGTCAAAGATTTATCACTGATTCCCAATATATTGCAGCAATAATATTTGCACAAAAATATATGAATTAGGTTCCCATTTTCATCATATTGACCGACACCATTTCTATATAATATTGGATAGCCATTATTTGATGCTTCAAAACTATTCCGCAATTCTTCACTACAATTATCATACAAAGTATAATAATGCCCCTTTGTTAGAGTGAATTTTTTGACTGGATTATCTAATGCACTCATTGATTCATAATTATTTTCATGAGCCGCAGTTTTTCTATCAATATAAACCGCCAATATTTCTGACTTATCTTGATTCAATTTTGCAATATAGCCAATATTTTTCTGAATGGATGGTCTAGTTGGAACAATATTATGAACAATCAATGGATCAAGACTTCTTTCAACAAATAACCAGCGAAAATTACAATAAATTCGGTTTTCAACAATGGCTTTATTCAATGAAGGGCGCTTAATATTGGGATTTTCGCGCATTACTTCAGCAACATTTTCATATACTTTAATTAGTTCCAATGTATCTGGATTAATTTTTTGAAGTCTGGGTCCCAAATTCACTAGAGGTTCATTAAATCCAGTGGTTGTTCTTGCCTGTGGTCGATTCATTTTTTCGATAATTTCTTTATTCATTTTTTCAACTGAATCAATCTTATTGGATAATTGTTTGACAGCTTTTAGAAGATCTTTAACGAAAATATTTTCATTATTTGTCTCTTTCATTTCAAGCATCATCTTCAAATTTTCATTCTCACGTTGCAATTCAGCATTAATACTATTGAAATACTTTAAATTATTGTTAATAATTTTCAATAACATGCTATAGGGTAAATCTTTGCCAATCATAAAGAGTTCATTTTCATTTTCATGATTGGCAAGATTGGTAATTTTGTTTAAGCGAACATTTTCATGATTGTGAATAAAAGATTCGAAATCTTTACTGCGGGTAACTGCAAAACAATCCAATAAAAGGCATTCTTCATATTTGTGTTTATGTTCTGCATATCGATTTGAGATTCCTATGCGACTTTCACCAATTTTTACGACATATCTTCCACTTTCAAGAGTTTTGACGCGAATAATATAAACAATTGGACCACTTGCGGAATATTCATCTAATAATATTTTTTCTCTATCTAGAACTTTTTGTTTCAATAATTTCTCTTCATATTCTTTCTGTTTCTTATCTTCAATTTGCAGCAATTGTGATTTCAATTCAGAGTTTTCTTCACCAAATTGTAATACTTGAGTTTTGAGATTAAAGTTTTCTTCACCAAATTGTAATGCTTGATTTTTTACTTCTAAAGTATCTTCTTCAATTATTTCGTAAAAAATTTCTTCCAATTTGATAAAATAATCATGTATTTCATCTGCTCTTTTTGTTCCAGCCTTCATGCATAATCTTTTAAATGTTTTGATATTCAACATAATTTTTTCTTTATTATGACCACCTCTTGATTTTTTTGATTTTTCATCACTAGTAATATTATCTTCTTCAATTACTGCCATATTTTCTGAATTAAATGGTTGTTGTCGAAACTTTGGACCCAAAAATTTATAATCTTTATCAAGAATAAATTGTTTTTCTAATAGGTATTTTGCATTAGATTTTTTATAAAATCCAAGCCATTCCCAAATATTATCAACATCAATGACAAAATCATTTACTTTATCATATTTCAGATAACAGTAAAAACTTGATAAGAATATTTGCTGTTCATAATCAGTAAAGTTTTTTTGTAGTTTTTCAATCAGTTTTGATTGATGGTTTTGATTGAATCGAGCAATTGGGTTGCTCTCAATCAGGCGGACAATATCTACGCTCATACTTATAATAAGGTAGATTTCTTTAAATTGCTTATAATTTTAAAAGTATAAGCAAAAATAAAATCAATTTTTTATTTTTTTAAAAATTAATTTTATAATTTTTATTTATTTTTTAAAAATTTATCAGAATTTATAAATAATATTTTTGCTACCGAAGCTTAGGTATCAAAAATATAATAAAGTATTGCAAATAATATATTTTCAGAATATTGAAATTATTAATATTAATTTTGCTCACGAACCTTCGTGAGCAAACATATTGATTATTTAGTTTTTTATTTTAACGTGTTTTATATAGTAGCTTAAAATATTTATTTATAAACTTATTTAAAATAATTTTCATCAGAACATATTTTTTAAATAAATTTATAAAATTTATATCAGTATTTATGATGTAAATTTTTGCTGCTGAAGCTTCAGCAGCAAACATATTGATGAACTTAATTTTATTTAAATCTATTTTTTCTCAAAAATACGGAAATTATTAATATTATTGCTAATTTATCAATAATTTTTGTTATATTATTTTATTTATTTTTCATCAGTGCATATTTTATATATATTTTCATAAATTTTATATCAGTGTTATTGATATAAAAACTTGCTCCTGAAGCTTCAGGAGCAAGTTTATTGATGAATTATTTTCTATTTTACCCCATTTTTTCAAAAAATAAATAATTTTATAATATTACTGATAATTAATCAATAATTTTTATAATTTTTATCAGAATATATATTTAAAAGTTAATTAATTTTTGCTTTTAAAATAATAAACAATTTTTCCTTATTGTTTTATATTATTAAAACATTGATTCTTTTAATTCATCAATAGACCAACTATCAATTGGACAATCTTTTTTACTTTCAAGAAATAAAAATGCTTTCTCGATTTGAATATATTTATCAATTATTGAATATTCACCAGATGTTCCACATTTTGAGGATATTTTAAATTTTTCACTTTTTAGCTGTAATAGTGGATTATGTTTGCTAATAATAAAAAATTCTTTTTTTTCTTTAAGATTCAAATAGTATTCACAAAATTTTGGTAAATTATCCAAATCTCTTTCTCTTTTTAACCATTCAACAAATTCAGTGGGTAATTCTTTTGCATTTGATTTTCTTGCTACTTTACCTCTATTTTTATTCTGCTCAGATTGAGTTGCTAATCTTAAATTACATTTTCGATTATCTAATTTATTTCGATTTATATGATCTATGCTAATTTGTCCTTTACCAAAACCAGAATGACCCATTATTATTTGATGTAAATACAATTTTTTATCCTTATCTATCGTTTTGAATATATATCCTATTTTTGAATTATATGAATATGTTAAATTATTTTCATCTTGATTAAATACCTTATCGTAATCATCTTCAGAAAAAAATGTTATAGCATTTTTATTACACAACATAATATAATATAATTTTTCATCAGGATCAAGAACATTTTGAACGAATAAATGAGGATTCATTTTTTTTCCAGCTGAGCATCCAATTAAAGATACATGACCTGAATATTTGTGGATAATTTTTAAATTATTATCTCTTGCAAATGATTCTAAAACTTCCATTTTTTATTTTTATTCAAAAAAGAAAAATAATTAATCAATTTTTACACATTTGCACAAGAATTTTATAGCATATGTAAATATTCTAAAAATAATAATATTAAATATCATGTTTGGTTCTTTTTTTATGAATAAGTTTTTTTTGAAAAATCATGAAATATTATAAAATCAGTAAATGATTTATAATATAAATTTTTTAATTGCTGTAAGCACTCTTTATCTTTTAAGTTTCCCTAAAAGGAGGACTGTATCTTAAGCCATTTCCGGTTGCTTAAACCATCATTAATGACCCACACCCGTTCAGTCTCTGATGTCCTATCATAGGCTAGCATAGCGCCCTTAGATAGTAGACATGCGGGTTGCCCAATCCTTTTCATTATTACCATACCTAAGTTCATTACTCTTAGCCAGATTAAGTTTTCACATAAATCCTTGGTAGAAAAGGCTGTAAGGGGTTTCCCGAACAACAAGGAATGTTGCAGATATATAATAATATATCCACTAGCAGTTAGTCATGCAATTTGTAATTGCAGTGAGGACGTAAATGGTTTTCTATAGCTTGAACTCACGATGCTATAGCATACTGCTTTTAGGCCCTGGATTACGAACATTAAGAAAAATGTAACTAAGTTAAGGCCACCCATGCCGCTCATCACGCGAAGAACATTGTAGTTAGTTGCGTACACACGGATTTTGGAAGAAATAGAGGTCTTTGGAGTGACCTGTAATTGTAAGGTCGCATTGTCAATACGAGAGAAGTTGCACGTGCCTGAGGGTTGGTGTTGTTCAGGCTGAAGAGCAAAGGAATACACATTGATACCAGTGGCGGGGATGTTGGTGTGGCACTGGTAAGGCTGGACAAGGTTAAAGTAAGATCCAAGACGCTCGGAGAAACGATCGTGACCGTTGAGCTGAAGCTTGGCACGAACGACGGGGTTACGACCAGCGCGCTGGGGAGCAAGACCGGCGTGGTCAGCACCACCGGCAGCCTCGTTGTAATCGGAGAAGTTGACGGGGGCGTTGTTGTTGGTTCCCGCACCACCACCCTGGGGAAGCTGGCTGACACCGACTTCGGGGGTAGTCTGCCAAGCCTCACCCTGGGGACCGTAGATCTTGTCGACGAGTTGGGCAGGGAAGCTGACAGCGGAATAACCGGACTCGACGTTGGTACGAAGAGCGGCATAGGGGTCAAGAAGACCGTTGGACTGAATCTTGCCGTGAGTATCGTTGTCGAAGTCATCAGTGTAGTTGTTCCACTGGTTCATGCCGAGCTGAATAACAGAGTCACGCTGGATAACCCAGATGAGTTCCTTAACGGGGTGGTTAAAGTTCAGTTTAACCTTAATATTCTGAGAAGTAATCGACTCATCGCCCGTGAATTGGAGTTGCTCAATAAGATACTCATGAGAGACTTGCGCGAAACGCCTTCTTTCATCAGTATCAAGGTAGATGTAATCTACATAAAGAGAAGCAGCCTCAAGAGAGGGGACGCAGAAGAGGGAATCAGACTTGGAGTCGATGTTGATTCCGCAGTTTCCGAGAGAATCGGCAGTGACGTAGCACTCGTTCTTCTGACGGAACTCAAGAATAACTTTGACCTCGTGGTATTGCACCTTAAATACCCCACCTTTCGGTGTATTTACATACAGAAGCCGAGGTTTAATACCTCTGTACGTTTTCGGGAGTGGACTATATCTTAAGCCTTTTATAAATAAAAAACCCATTACCATTTAGTCTCTGAACCTTTCCCATAGTTTTATAAACCTTAGGGACTTGGCTGCTGATTGCCCATTTCAGAAAAATCCGAAGATCTTTCCTCATTCGATTGCACTTTTACCATACCTGAGTTTTTTCTCAGCCAGGAAAAATTTTCATTTATTCTTTGGTAGCATATCGACTTTAGGGGTTTCCAGCAATTTGGAAATGTCGCACGAATTATCGCACTAACACCTGCGGTAGTTTTATATTAGAACCGCTAACCTATTTTCCCTTTCTTTATTCTAAATTTCAGAAAGGAGTGGTGTTTTTCAGCCCAGCATTTTAGGCAATCAGAGGAAGAGAAAGACCGGGGTTACGGCAGAACCAGAACTGAAAGGGAACATAGAGAGTAGTTGCCTCAGCCTTCTCGAGGGCAGTACCAGTAAGAGCGAAGGTATTGCCAACCATATTATCATAACCTATCTGGTGTCCGGGCTCTTGGGTAAGCTCGTTCCAGATATTCAGCCAATCACCGTAATGTTTGTCGCATAGATGATTGAAAATTATACCTTTGGTTTCCCAAAGGATTAGACTATATCTTAAGCCTTTTATAAATAAAAGACCCATTACCATTTAGTCGTTGAACCTTCCCCATTTTCTATTATTAGAGGTTAGGGGCTTGGCTGCGGATTGCCCATTTCAGAAAATCATAAAATTTTCTTCATCCGTGGAATTTTTACCATACCGGAGTTCTACTCTCCGCCACATACTACTTTCGAGGTATGCTTGGTATCCTGGAACGGTTTTAGGGGGTTCCCGCAATTTGGCAATGTTGCATAGTTGTTACCAACTACACTAACGTGTGTAAATCCTTTTTTTGGCAGTGGTCTATTGCCAGGAAGACGATTACTAAAGGGTTTTTTGTTTAGGATTCTTCGTCTTAGAACCTAAACCCTCACGTTTTTCAGCACCGACAGTTAATGCGTTGACCACCGATCTCGATCTCGACGTTGCGGATCAGAATGTGTCCGATGTAGTTGACCCAACGAAAGCAGAAAGATTTATCAGCAGTGGTAGCGGTGGGGCACTCAACAAGGGGGAGAGTAACCTGAAGGTAAACACGGTTAATCAAATCACCATTACGAGAAATGGTGCAAGTAACACGTTTGCCGAAATCGGCGGTTCCGTTAAAGGTTTGCTCAATGGATTCAATAGAGAAGTTGGTGTGACGGCGGTAAACGACCTTAAAGAAAGTGATTTGGGGGTTTCCAGTTAAGTAGACATCCTGGGCGCCATAGGCGACGAGTTGCATAAGTCCTCCAGACATTTATATTCTTAACAAAGAAAAAAATTTTTTCAGAAACGCATTTAATTTCTAAAAAAATAAATAACTCTAAAGCTTCAATTATTGGGAAAAATAATTGAAGTTGCAAACTACAAAAAATCTACAATAAAAATATATAATATTCACTCACTCACTCTTATCAATGCTCTCTTTTCGCACTAATTTTTTAATATATTCATTTTGCTCCGTTTCGCCAAATTTCATATATTTCTTTATTTTCCCCTCATTTTTAATAATTTTCAAAAAAACGCGGAAATAATCATCTAATATTTTCAGCAAAATCTCATTCCAATATGTATCATCTTTTTCCACCTCATTTATTTTCATTGTCCCCCCACTATTTTGTAAAAATTCCACCAATTCCGCCTTTGGTAACCCATATACATGCAAATATGCCTGCACTTGCAACCACTCATACTCCCGAACTTCATCAAATAATTTGTAAATTCTATTCTTTATTTCAATCACAGTCCCATCCATTTTCATCCCATCCAATTTACTAATCACCCACAATTCTGTTCCATCTATTGTAAGAATTTTCTTACTACGTTGGTCTATTTTTGTAATTACTTCTACATCGTATTTCTCTCTGTAGAAATCTAGTGCATTTACTTCCCTGATTGTCCCAAACTTCTTGTTCGTATACCCTTCCACTATTTTGCGAACCTCTTTTTTATCTTCTTCTGCAAGTGAACTTGAAGTTTCCAGAGATTTAATTAAAACTTCGCGGTCTTTTTGCATCATTTCAGGAGATTTGTTATTATTGCAAATTGTGTCTATCTGGTTCAATAATTTCTTATTTTCTATTTTCTCCCCAATTTTCTGTATCTTTTCACTATCTCCCACAGTTTTCCCGATTTTGTAGTATTTTTCATACAAAGAATTGAATATTCGACTCGCTGGAATATGGGGATTTTTGCCTATAAATGCTGCAAGATTACTGCTATATAAAAATATTTTTTGGCTCATGTTGTATTATATGTTATATCATTTTATATTTAAGTTCTCAATCTCTAAATTTGATTCAATAAATTTTTTCAAATAGTCATCTAAGAATACTTCCTTCGTATAATTCGCCTTTTCCAAAGATTTCTTGAATTCAAATTTTTCTTCTGTCAACATTTTCACACTCCAGCCAGTTTTTAATGCATTGTAAATAAATATCATTTTCTGCAATTCCAAGGCATTCATTTAATAAAAATAACTTAAAAAAAAGTGAATATAAACTAATATGTTTAAACAAAAAAATAAGAAAATCATCCAATGTGATTCCAGGATTACTCTAGATGCTAAACATAATGAAATTATTAAAAATTTCAAGGAAGAACAGAAAAATCTAAAAAAATATTATCTTGAGTTAAAATCAGAAGAAGAAAAATTGGAAAAAATACAAAAAAATGATAGTATTACATTAAATCCAGAAGATTTAACAGATTATTTTTTTGTTCAAAACAATATCGATGAATTAAAAGAAAAAATAAAGAATATTGAGTTGCAATCTAAAGAGACTGACTATTTTATAAAAACTGGGAATATTCTATATGAATATTATAATGAAATGGATGATGTAGCAAAACAAGAAGATGATTCACAACCTTCTAAAAAGAAAGAGAAAAAAGAAAAAAAGAAAGTTGCAATTGGAGAAAATGAGCCTAAAATTGGAGCATTTTTTGGAATTCCTTCTAAACAAGATGAAATAGAAGAAAATAATGAAGGAAAAAGAGTTTTAAAAATGAATGATTTTGTACAAATGGGCACTAATATTGATAGAGCTTCTAAATTGGATGCATATCTCTCTAAAATAGATAAATCATATGGGATTCGTGGGAAAGTCCATAATAAAATAGATTTTTGCAAGAAGTGTAAAATCACCTATAATAAAGATTATGAGCTAATTGTGAATCACATAGAAGGATTTATGAGTTGTCTAAAATGTGGGCATATGGAATACGTTATCATCGAATCTGATAAGCCCAATTACAAAGACCCTCCGCCTGAGGCTACCTATTTTGCATATAAACGCACAAATCATTTGAATGAAATTCTAAATCAAATTCAGGCGAAGGAATCCACGGATATTCCAGATGAGGTTTTGGATGCTGTTAGGGAAGAAATCCGGAAAGAGCGTATCAAAGATTTGACGGAATTGACGAACAAGAAAATTCGGTATTATTTGCGTAAATTGAATTTGAATAAATATTATGAGCACATCGCGCATATTATCAACCGTTTGAATGGATTACCACCGCCAATTATAACGAAGGACATAGAGGATAAAATCCGTATTATGTTTTCAGCAGTAAATAGTGCGTGGGGTGAGATTCCGAAGAAACCGAAAAAGAACTTTTTGAATTACAATTATGTTCTATACAAATTCGTGGAATTATTGGATAGAGATGAATACAAGGTTTTATTTCCTTTGTTGAAGAGTCGTGATAAGATTGTTTCACACGACGTAGTTTGGAAGGAAATTTGCGAGAAATTGGGCTGGGAGTTTTTGCGGACCATTTAGGGGGGAAGCTCGCTTCCCCCCTTACCCCCCATGCTATTGCAGTCCCCAATGCTTATTCAGAAAATTGCCAATATTGGCAATTATTGGGAATTTGTATGTAATAAAAATTCCCCGAATAATCGCCGCATTATAGCAAAATTATTTATTAAATAATTTTATTCTATCAGTATTTTATGAGTATTTTTGCCCCAATGCGGCAATTGCGGGGGCAATAGAGTCGCAGCCTAAGGTTGCCAATTTTGGAAATTATTTGGAAATGATTATTGGGAAATTCTTTTCCCCTCTTCCTCGCCTCAATATGGCAAAATTATTTAATAAATATCTTTATTCCATCATAAATTTATCAGTAATTTTGCATAATTCGGCAATTGCGGGGCAACTGTTTTTTTACAGGAGCATGGGGTTGTAAGGGGGGAAGCGCGCTTCCCACCCCCCCCCCGTTATTTGCAACACAACAATGGAATCAATATTTGCATGATAGCATTTTGGATCACCAGTAATCAATTCTCTTTGCCAAAAATGAACTTCTGAACGTGGAAAGCTAAAATCAACTGGTAAACCGCCAAAATGTGGACCATATAGGAATCCATTGTAGTATCCATTCGCCTCTTTTTCACATGTGCAATTTAGCTCAACAATTGATCTATCAGTATTGATGAGAAAAAGTAATATTATTGTAATTTATTATGCGATTGATATGAAATCTACTTAATTCAACATTAAATTTGTCCTTTAATTTTATCATTAACTCGCTTATGGTAATGGTTTTATTTTTATGTATTTCATCTAATAAAAAATTTCATGTTCTTTATGAACTTTATAAGCAACTGGTGTTTTATTGTGTCTTTTAATTTCACCATCTTTTTTATACATATCAATCCATCTCATTAAACTTCTTGGTGAGCATTTGAATATTTCACATACTTCTATTTGTGATATGTTTCGTATTCATACTTATTATTATAGCATAAATATTTAAAACTATGTTATAATATTATTATATAAATAATGAATGAATAAATAAATAAATTAAAAATAGACATAGAAGAACTCAATAATAAAAATAACGAATTAGAAGAAAAATTAAAATCATACACAAATCCTGCACGAAATATAAAATATTATGAAAAAAATAGTGATATTGTAAAAGAAAAAGCAAAAAATTATATGGGAAAAATAAAAGAAACTAATCCTGAAAAAATAAAAGAATTGCGTCATCAAGCATATTTAAACAGAAAAGCAAAACTAAAAGCACATACTGAAAATGAAGATACTACTAATTAAAGTTATTATATTCATTGTTCTTGCACATATAAATATTTTGTATTATGTTTTCACTTGTAATTTTACAAATATTTTTATTTAATTCATTTAACCAATCATACGTATCATTCCATACATCTTCTTGAATAATTCTTATTACAGAATAACCATTATCATTCGCACATTTTTCTTTGTATTGGTCATTTTTAAATTGTTGTTCCGGTGTTTTCCAATTCATGACTTGCACAAAATGTTGATTTCCATCTAATTCAATAATAACTTTTTGTTCTTCTAATACGAAATCAAATGGAAGATTTCTTTTTGATATAATATTTTTACACCAATCAGCACGAAATTGTGAAACAATATTTGGATAGGTTTGTAATAGTTGTTCATATAATTTTTTTTCGGATTTATTTACACAAATTGGACACCAACAATTGTGTTGTCCAGTAACTTCACATAAAGCACTTTTAAATTCATGTCCACAATCACTATTAAACCAATATTTATTTGATGAATTCTTAAAAACATGTTTTGGTTTTACATCACCATTTTTCTCACTCAAATATTTTGATTTTTCATGTGAAGCAAATGATTTTTTAAAGCAGGTTTGACATTCTTCATTTTCACATAATTGTTTAGATGGATTAGAACAATAAGGACACCAAGAAGGGTTTAGTGAAGTAATGTGGTTTAAAGTACTATAAAATTGATGACCACAATCACAATTAAACCAATATTTATTTATGGAAGATTTAAATACTTGTTTTGGTTTTACATCACCATTTTTCTCGCTCCAATATTTTGCTTTTTCGTGTGAAGCAAATGAGTTTTCAAAACAACTTGGACAATCTTCTTTTTCGCATAATTTTTTATTAGAACAATAAGGACACCAACTAGATTTTAATGAAGTAATATTGGATAAAGCACTATCAAATTGATGACCACACGTATCGCAATCAAACCAATATTTTATATTTGCCGATTTAAATACTTGTATTGATTTTACATCACCATTTTTCTCGCTCCAATATTTTGCTTTTTCGTGTGAAGCAAATGAGTTTTCAAAACAACTTGGACAATCTTTTTTTTCGCATAATTTTTTATTAGAACAATAAGAACACCAAGA